GTTCTATTTCGTCAATTTCTTTATTTTGAAATTGACCATTGATTCTTGCAATCTGCTGAAATTCTCTCACAGTAATCTTTTCTAAGAAAGTAATGTTTAGATCGCCAATCTGCATGATAATAACGTAAAAAATAAAGCTATATTCTGTATAAACTATCAATACTAGAAAGCAAAAAACCACCCTTATTTAACTGCAAAATTGCAGTCTTGATTTCCTCACCCAAAACTCTATATTATTCTTATTTTTTATATTTTTCTTTTTTATGATGAAAAAACTTCTTGCACTTCTCTTAGTAGGATTTTTAGGATTCCAGTCCATTTCTTTCGCGGCAACTCCAGCAGAACAGAAAGCTGACCAACTCAAAGTAATCGTGAAAATGATTTTGGATCAGTCCAAAAATAGAGAGAAAGACACCACCATGATCAAAACTCTTTTCGCTGGATGTGAAACAACTTGTAAGGATCCAGTTGTAAAAGAAGCAGTAAAAATCCTCAATAGCACTTTTGATCAAGATTTTGGGACAAAAGAAGAAAAGAAAGCTGACTTGTTGAATTACACACTCCTTGAAGTTATTGATGGAGATACAATCAGAGTTAAAAACCCTGAAGGAAAAGAACAGTCTGTTCGTATGATTGGGCTTGATGCTCCAGAAAGCACCACCATGAGATATGGTTATGCGGAATGTTTCGGGAAAGAAGCATCTAATCATCTTAAACTCCTTTTGAAAGACACAAAAGAAGTGCAAATTGAAGTTGATCCTACACAAACCGCAACTGATAAATACGGAAGACTTCTTGGATATGTAGTAGCAAACGGAGTAAATCTCAATCAAAAAATGATTGAAGATGGATACGGATTTGAATACACCTACAATCTCCCATATAAATATCAATCAGAATTTAAATCTGCTCAAAAAATAGCTTCAGAAAAGAAATTCGGTCTTTGGGCTGATTCAGCATGCAAAGGAGAAAGAAAAGCTATTGAAGAGAAAGAAGAAAAAAAACCTGAACAAGTAGAAAAAGTTTATCATCGTGGACCTAAAGGAGGATGCTATTATCTGACAGATAAGGGAGAAAGAGAGTATGTAGATAAAGCTTTTTGTAAGTAAATTTTATTTTCTAAATAAATATCAATATGGCTATCAAATTAACAGAAGTAGAGAGAAGAATTTTAGCAAATCAAGAATTGATTTTAGCTAAACTTTATCCTGAAAATGGAAAAAAACATTACGAAAACATGAGAACATATAAGGATTGATTCTCAATTCGTTATGCACAATCCCTTGATATCGAAAAGGAAATGTCAGAAGAATTATGTAAAGAAGTTCAAGAAATTTTATGGATGTTTATAAAAATCAAAGATTCGATTAAAAATCTTTCTGAAGAAGAAAAAGAGGGGCTAGAACTATCTTATTTGGAATTTGATGGGTTTGATCATTTGAACGATTATCCATATGTTCATTATGCAAACTTTCTTCAATCTATCCCAAGTTTTTATTTAGAAGATGCAGGTAAAAATTCTCATTCTCCCACATCTTTAGGAAGATATCAGAAAATGCTTGCATATTTCCAAGATCAGCTATCTTATTGAAGATATTGAGATTTAAGATGTGATGAATTGCAAGAGTTAATTAAAATAGCAAAAAACTAAAAAATAGGATATAGGTAAATTTTTGGTGTAGATCATATTATCGCAATTAAAAGGGAAACGACAGATCAAACAATCGCTATTAAAAGTGCCAATAAAGATGGAAATTCTCTTAGAATTGTTTCAAATCTTTGAAGTACATTTCATTGTGCTAACAATGAAAGTTCATTAAGAAGAGCAACTCCCTTTTCGTTAATTGAAATTTGTGTTGTGCCTCCTATCTTTATTTCTTTTTTATATCCCTTTCTTACTAATCTATCTGAATAGTCAAATATCAGGTCATCTCATGAGATATGTTTATTCATTACAAATGTAGTTTCTTTTCAGAACTTTTTGTAATATGTAAAAATAAATTTCTTCAAACTTTCATACTCATCTTCATCTAGATCAAGGGCATAAATATCCATCCCGGGAATATGGTCGGTACAAAGCAATAAAAGAATTACTTCTACAAAATCTATTCATCGTTTATTTGGCATAGAAAGTGCTTTGTCAAATTTATTTAATTGTTCCATATAATACTCTTCATTGCGAACCATAACTTCAGAAAGAAATATAAAAAACACGACTCAAAATAGCGTTTTTTATATTGATTGCAAACACTTTTTACTCAATCAATGGAATCATATCACACCTACAATTAGGATGCAGAGGACTACCAATCACATTTTCATACTCTAGCTTCAATTTTCCTCAATTATTACCAGTCATTATAGCCCCCTTTTTGAAAAAATCCTCCTGTAGTGCAACTTTCTTTCCGTGCATCTTCCCGCAATGCTCACAAACTCTCTCATCAATAGCTGTTCGCCATTGTTTATATTTTACAACTCCAGATTGCTCCCGTGCAGATTGTTCAGCATAAGTTCCAAATCTGATTGCCTCCGTTCTGACGATGGTTTCCAATCTACGACCTTGCAATTCATCAAAGACTTTTACGAGTTCTTTTTTGATTTCTTCAGGTTGCATATTTCCAGTAAGTCACATTTCTACAACCTTTCCGATCTTCTCATCGGTTAGAGCATCTACATTTTTTGCGATGAGCTGAATTTTCTGCTTCAGCTCTTTTTTAATTTTGTCGGTATTGATATTAAATTCTAGCTCTACATCTAGTTCTCTCATTGCTCTTATTCCTTCTTCAGAGATAAGCTTTTCCAGCTCTGGTCTGAGATAGATATGATACAGAGCGTAATACTTCATGAGCATTTGATAGTCGGTAGTCTTGAAGGCTTTTTTATTATTTTCATCAAATTCCTTGAGAATATCCTGCTTTTGTTTCTCAAAAACTTTCATAAATCAGACTTTTAATCTTTTTTCGTATTCAGCATTCTTTTTCTGTTTTTGTCCCCGTCTTTTTTGCATCCATTCTTCAGATCGCTTGATATTCTCCTTAACGATTGTCTGGAAGTCTACCGATTTCATACTAATTCGGATACTTTCTTTTTTAGCTTCTTGAGCTACTTCTGCTTCAGTTCCATCTACAAAGACATTCCCTCATTTAATCGGCTTATAGCCGAGTTCTTGTCTGTATTCATTTCTTGTTATCCCACCTGCAAAATAGTGATTTCTCACTTCTTCTTCATCAGTAGGTAAGACATTCAAAAACTCAAAGATCCCAATCCCACCGAAAAGCTGATCATTGAATACACGAGCAATCTTTTTCGCCAATGGTTCAATGCAACGAGAAGCAAAAGTCTGATTGAAAGCCTTAACATTCCCTACATTTACCCCCTCTCCAATTCCAAGGATCGCTTTAGGCACTTTATAGATAGCTAGGATTTTATCCCTGTCCCAGCTTTGCTGAGCTATAAACTCCATTTCCTTAGGAGAAGACTGAAAGTTTGCTGGCTTAATTCCAAAAGGAAGAATTGCGAGTTTCCCTACATTATCTGCTCCAGTATGGCGAGCCTCTCGACTTTTTTTTACGACCTCAAGTTGTCCAGTACTCATTGGTTGTTCCGTAGTAAGGATCATTCCTGGAGGCACATCATTATTAAGGAGTGCATAATTCCATTTTTCTATTTCTTTTTCTCCCCTGATAGTCATCGCAATTGCTTGAATTGGACTATATCCTCTCGTGATATATGGATATCTTTGTGATGGATTAAATTCTGCGAAGACCATCACTTCATCAGCTTCTAGTCTGATTTCTTTTCCTCACTCTCTATAGATCCAACCGTTCAAGTATCAGTTGGTATCCACTTTTGCAGTGATGTTCCATGGTAAAAGCACAGAAAGCCCCCATACCTTATTCCCATTTTTGATCTTCCAAACATAAGCGGTTCCTGTCATCTTCATAAAAACTGCTATATTGTTGATAAGTTCAGGAGTAATATATTCTAGGTATTCGTGCTGGATTGCTTGATCTTTTTTATTTGCTAATCTCCAGTTTAAGCCTGAAAGACTATCTGCAATCGCCGTAATCGCTGCATATTGTCGCCCCACAAAGAAACTGATATACTCATGATCTTTAATTGCTTTATCACCAAAAAATCCTCCAAAAAGAGCTAAAAAACCTGATTCTGTTTTTTTGAATACCTTTTTTATCCGAGAGAACATATTTTTTACATTCAAAGGCTAAAATCACTATGAATTGCGACTAGTACGATTGCATGGAGTGTTGGTCAGCTTTCAGTCTCTACACTCTGAATGTCCCCACCAACCGCATCAATCTTTAATGCTAATCCATCTAAGTCTGAGCGATCGAATCTTTCTATTACTTGATCCAAAATATCACAAAGATTCAACTCTGATTGTCTATTCCCAAGAGTTGTTGTCTCTTGAAAAATATTGATCTGGAAAAAATATTGTCTCTGATGATGGTTACTATCTAGATTCTGGCTTTCCACTCTATCAAAATTAAAAAAGATTGATGGGAATCAACCAAATTTTTTCGGTATTCCATCAAAGATCTCTGCTACTCCTTCAATCTTTTGTAATTCTAAAAGAATTTTAGATCTTAACTGGTTTATCATCAGAATCTTGTAGTGATTAAAGTATTGATAATCTCAGAGAATCTTTTTTGGATCCTTGTCTCTGAGTTACTCAAAGCCCTATTAAAAAATGGATTTGCTTTCGTTCAAGGATGTCTGACTGATTTGACTGGATGCGGTAGACCTTTCCAAAAAAGCCCCCTTTTCTCTTTCGGCTTGATGATGTGAGCTTTTGTCCCCTCATGCACATAGAGCGCATAGGAGATATTATTATATACTATTGCATGATCTTCATTGATCTTACTTCTGATATATTTTCTGAGTATGCCTTTGTCCACAGGAACTTCTTTTTTTGCCTCTCACTCTAGGAGAATTGCAGATTCTCTGAGCCACTTGTCTCTTGCATTTTTTAGATCCATCTCTCAAAAAGTCTGTAATTTTTTTGCGATTTCTTCTGCTCCTACGATTTTAAGAGTTACATTCATTTTTCGAGAATTACTGTAGTTAAAGCTAGTTTCCCTCCTTTTCTCTGAGCTACTCCTTGCACGGAGTATTCTTGATTTTCAATTACGATAGTATCAGATTCTCTTATATCTACCCAAGCAGTAATACTGAGCTTATAAGTTTTACCAAACTTGCCAGCTTCCATAATGCGAGAGTTTTCGCTTACTGCTGTGAGATAGGCTGGGTGGGTTGCTATGGTCAGCCTTCCCCTTGCAACCGTATCTTCATAGACAAGCCTTCTGACCTCAGCTCTACAATTAGACAACATTGATAATCCTATACCTATCTAAAAGCACTTTTACCGCATTTGGAACTTCCTCATTAGTATATACCATGGTAAGATCACTCAATCTTTCAGAGGCTATTCCGAGTTTTTGAGTATGCTTGATTTTTACCAAATCCATTACTGCAAAGAAGATAGCTTCAGGAATCTTATCAATCTTATCTAAGGAATAGTCTTGGAAAGTGTAGGAATTAACAAATGCAAAAGCTGACTGAACTAAAAGTTCAATCATTGCTTTGTCTCGTCCACCCCCCAAGACCGTAATACAATTTTGTATCAACTGCTCCTTATTCATCCTTAGTTTCTCCATCTTCAGAAGTTAAAGCCTTATTCTTTGCTTTTTTAACAGTCTTAGTTTCTCCATCTTCAGAAGTTTCCTCTTCTTCAATGAGTTTAACATATTCCTCTCCATAGCTTTCAGCGACTTCTTGTTCAAGTTCTACAACTTCTCCAGCCACTTTACCATCAATTCTACCTTTAATTACTTCGTATTTCATGATATTTCTTAGATTAAGAATAAAAAAGAAGGGAGAAATCAGAATTTCATACCTCATTCTCCCAAAAAGACTAAGCGTGAGTCTTGATTACAGCGAACGCTTCATCAGCAAGAGAAATTCCGCATACTCTAGCAGATCCCTTGATTGATTGAATATCTTTCTCCCAGTCTCCAGACTTATACCCAACTTCAAAGCTGAGTCCCTTTCTGATTCCAAGAGCAAAATGCTTCAATGCTCCAAATGCAATGAATGGAGTATTAACTGCGATGGATCCACTAGGCATCACATCTGTCAGCTTTACAGGATATCCGAGCAAGAATCCTTTTTCTCCGTTATCAAGTGTTCTATAAAGAGGTCTACCATCACTATCTTTAAGCTTCTCAATAATAGCAATAGCGTCTTGACTGAGATACCAAGCTGGCTTTGCATTCTCCTTATATTTCAAAGGCACTTTCCTCATTGCATCGATCAAGTTATCTGCTGTTAATGTTGCAGCATTACCTGAAGTTGTAATTACATTTACGTTTTGAAGATTACAGATACCCTTCATCTTAGAGTTTCCTGTAGCGGTTCCAGTCAACACTTCCTTATCCAAGAAAGCTGCAAAAGCTTCAGCAAATTCTTCTTGAGCCTTTGCCCAAATTTCACTCGCCTCTGCATTGTCATCAATAAGCTCGTAAGT